AATATGAAAAAAATTATTGATAGTCATAACTAATATGACAATACAACTAAATCCACCCATTCCATTAATCACACCAAAAGGAAAAGGTTGGGCATATTTCCTAATTGATCGTTCCCAAGAACATGATTTGGAATGGGTGGTTTTTATTGATAGTTCAGGTGAATGTTGGACTTTTAGAAATCAAGAAATTAGAATTCAAAACAACATCACAATGGGAAGAACTAATTTACATCAAAATTAATCTTTTTCATTTCTCTTAAAACTTCAATTTCATAATCTACAGTTTCAACCTCTACACTGAAGTATGAAATAAATACGCCAATTAAACAAATTATATTAACAATTAAACATCCAATTAATAATGCAGAATTTTCTTTTAGAATAATTACCATTAAAATAGCTGTTGTTAAAGCTGACATTAAACAATGCTTAAAAAGCATTCCAATAAATTTGGTTAATGCTTTTGTTCTAATATCTTCTAAATCTTGTTCTGTTAACTTCTTAACATCATTCAAGTTCATCATAATCTTTTATCTCCAATCCATATTCTAAAAATACATCATTCCATCTTTCAAAACTTTCTGAGTGACTCATTTTACCTATTGTCATATACTGATAGGCATGAATCATTTCATGAGCTAAAATACTGATGAAAAAACAAAAACTGGGAAATGATTTGGACAATTCCAAATTTAATATTTTTTCTTTCTTACATTCACCTTTACACAATCCCCAATGATACTTATCTGACTTAATGTTTATTTTATTAAATTCAGGTAAAGTATCATTGAAGAATAATGTGTTCAGTTTTTTAAACCACTTTTTTATTTTTCTTTCTGTTGGGTGGTACAACCTTGGTTTCGACTTCAACTGCTTTTTCAGTTGGTATTTGTACAGATTCTTCCTTTCCATTTTGTTCCTTTAATGGCACAGGAAGCATTAGTTCAGGAAAAACAGAATTTAAAAATACATTATCAACATCTTTCAAAGAAAATTTCTTAGTCAAAACACTTTCCAAAAGCTTTGCTTCCGATGGGCTAATTGACTCTAGAATTTGTGCTAGAATCATTTTCTTTCTGTTGATATTAACGTTTCTATAAATTCTTGTGAAAATATATAAACGTCTATATTCTTTTTGAAGAGAACCATAACTTAAACCAATAGGACTAGAATCTGGTTTGTATGTTGGAATTTCTGTATCAAACTGAATTCTATTATCTAAACCATAACGTAAAATGGTTAATAGGGCAGGAGTTTTATTTTGGAGTAGAATTTTCTTTTTATCATCTAATGATGCAGCCTTATTAACTGCATCAAATACTTCTGATAACATCAATGTCATAATTATCCTTGAGGTGGGAATTAAGTGAATTTAATCACTATTTATTTTTAAAAATCCTGAATGTTTTCCATTAGATTTTTTAACTTAGCACTAACAAAGTAATTAAACATTTTATTCTTATCTTTCACAAATTCTCTGTTATAGCTTTCTAAAACATTTTTCTTGATTAAATCTGGAATGTAATCAAAATCAATTAACTTGCGGTTTCTAATGAAACCAGCAATCATCTTTTCATCACAATAATCTTCAGGCTTTTGTTTTAGCCAAGCCTGAAGTTTGTTTGATGAAATTGGTTTTTGTCGTTTTGATGTAACAAATGTGTCATCATCTGACAGGAAGTTAGGAATACCATCACCAGAATCTCCACGAATAATATGTTCATAAAGAAATTCTTCTGGATCATCAATATTGATTAGTTTTTTTGCGATTGGATTTAATTGCTTTACATTCTTATATTTCTGCAATTGACTTAAATCTTTATCAGCAGAGACAATTAAAATCTTTTCATTCTCATGAAGTTGCTTTACAAGAACTGCAATTACATCATCTGCTTCGGCACCATAAACATCAATCACCTTATAAGGCATGAACTCCATGATTTCTGCCTTAATTTTGTTTAAAGAAACAAAGAAACTTTCCCAATCCAGTCCGGAGTTATCTCTATCCTTTTTTCTGTTTGCCTTGTAATGTGGATAAAATTCCTTGCGCCAATAAACTTTGTTGTCACAACAAATAACTAGCTCACCATATTCTGCTTTGTTGTACTGAACAATGCCTCTAATGGTATTTAAAATCATATGACGCAACAAGTCCTCCTCTACCTTAATAGTAGAAGAAGACTTGTTGATATTCAAATTCTGAAATAAATTTGAAATTGCCACCTGATTGAAATCTAATAAAATCATTCTGTTCTTCCTAAATTACGAAGTGCATAACTTTCCAGGTCTTTAATATGACGTTTAATTGTTTTGTCTGGATCTTTTGGAGCTTTTTCTAAGTCTAGTCTTGTATAGACTTTAGTTTCATCAAACTTAGAAATATCATAAATACTTTCTACTTTGTAGCCTTCTCTTAGTTCATTTGTAGAAATAATTTCTGTAATGACACCAAGACATAGTTGTTCTGTTAATGGTTTTGACCAATCAAAACGATAAACAGCATCATCAATTTCTAAACGCTCAACACCAAGTTCTTCACTAGTAAACATTTAATCCTCGAAATCATAATCTCTGGCATAATCGCCGTAGTAAACATAGTTTGTATATCCATCTGGATCTGACTGTCGTTCGATATCTAAAGCCTCAGATAGTGTATACCATGTCTTTTCATCAATGTTCCCATCTTGCTTGTAAATTGGGATCTTGCAAATTTCGCCGTTCTTACGATGTGGGTTAATTTCCCATCCATTCATAATAAGAAATTCTTGTTCCTTAGTTAAGTGACTCATACTTTAAAATGCCTTTAAAAGAATGCAGTGTTCGTTTATCCTTCCGGTTGTTTTAATTGGTTTGGTTTTTAGACCTTCAAAAGTCTTTCTGAATACAATCTTACCACCATTGAGGATTGTTGTCAATACCTCTTCTGGTTTTCTGAGACGTTTTCCCACAGAAAGATTTTCATCAAAATTTAAAAGAGTTGTGCCTTTGATTTCAAAAGATTTATCTTTCTCAGCAACATAATTAAATAAAATTTTGTACTGAGTGTTGTAAACCCATAGATTTGTTGCACCAATAATTTTTTCAGGATTAATACTTTTTAGATTTAATTCCTGGAAATTATCCATATATTTTAGTTTTTTAATTTGCTTTGCAGCGGATTTTGGTTTCTTTGTTCGTGTTCTTTTAACAGGAACTTCTTCAACCTGTTCAGTTACAGCTAGACTTTCAAGAAATGAAATTAACTCTAACTTCTTTTTGTATGGAATATGGCTATATGCCTCAATACAATCAGGCTCAGTTGATGTTAATTCATCTTTTACCTGATTCCATCTCTCTATAATATGTAGGTGAACTTTTTTTGGTACGTTATTTTTTGCTACCCAATCATTATAATTAAAATTAAACTTGTATGATTTATCTATAATGAAAGAATGAACTTTTTCTTCAAACTCACTAATTAAATTAGAAGTGTGTTCATGTTCTTTTTCAATTTTATAAAGCTGCTTAATTTTGTTCTGCTTTACTTTTTCTTCATGGATTAAAGAATGTTCTTCAATTAAATCTTTAATATGAATATTAATCTTTGATAAAGAAGATTTCTGAATAGGACCATTGTTCATGAAAATTCTTAATGTTGGTCCATAAGGAATAAATCTCTTTTCATTAACTGATTCTAGAATATCAGTATCATCCTGTGTGAAACCAGGATTATTCTTACAGTATTCCAAAACCCATTTCTTATGTTGCATAGGTGTAGCATTATAGCTATACCAATTATATGCAGAGCCAAGAATTGATAGTCTTGCTTTATTATGAAGTACAGTTACATCAATGTCATTCCACTTTGGTTCCTTTGTACCAAAAGGATTGATGATGTCCTGTACACGTTCTCGTTTTTCTAGGATGTCTTCTTCAACCATAAGCTCATTATAGCAAAGACTATTTAGGTTGTCAAGAAAAATATTTTTAAACTTTTTTGACTAAACACTTGACAACTTACATTTTCTGTGCTATAAT